TTAAATATGACCGCGATACCATGACTCCTACCGATATGGCGTGGGGTGAGCTGGACGTTCGTGCAGCCTTGGCTATATGCAATGTCCTAGGTGTCCCTGCGCAAAAACTGAATATTCCCGGTTCGGAACAGTACGCGAATAAGGAACAGAGCGAAGAGAGCTTTGTTACTGATAGTATATTGCCTGTTTTGACTAGGGTTCAAAGACACTTGCAGCATTGGCAAATTCCCAAGATGCTTGCTAAGCCAATGATGAGTCATTATCCGCCAAACTTACGGATAGCATTTGACACAGAAGCTATCAGCGCGTTGCAGGAAGATAGAGACGCACTTTACGCCCGCACTATCGAGGCCGTAGACAAGGGAATTATCACCCTTCAGCAGGCTTGTGACACACTCGGCTACGATTGGGATGAGATTGGCACCCGCCTTGTGGACGGCGACCGCCAAACACTCGAAACTGTGCTGAATGAAGTCTCGCAACCAGACAAAACAGGGGCAAGCCGCGTTGTGGTAGCCCCCGGAAGTGTTCCCGATAATAATAAGCCAGCAGTAGCAGAGGAGGCAACTAATGCCACAGCAAACAATACTCAAAAATAGGCATAACATTGTGACTGAGATTAGTTTGGGCGTGAGTGATTCCGAAGAGGGAATTATCACCGGAACAGCTCACGTCTGCGGAGTGCTGAACTCAACTAACCCTCCGATGGTGCTGCTGGCCGGTTCGTTTACAAAGACGATTAACGAAGGTGGGCAAAAGGTTCCCATTGAGATAGACCACGGTTCGGGCATTATGAAAGAGGTCGGCATAGGAGAGTTTTCCTATGATGGCAACGTTTTGACGCTCACTCGTGGTATGTTGAACATGGATTCTACCTATGTCCGTGAAGAGGTTTACCCGCGTTTGAAGCACCGCGCCGAACATGGCATGGCTACCGGCCTGTCCGTTGTTGTGGAGTTGCCGAAAGGTAAAGCCACATTCAAAGATGGGGCCTACCACGTAAGCGAAGTTATCCTCAAGAAAGTTGGCATTGTTGACGTACCTGCTAATGAGCCGTCCGTTATCACCACAGTTATGAGCGAAGAGAAACCTGATACTGAAGTAGCCGAAAATATCACGTTAGCGAAAACCTTTAACGATATTCTCAATGAGATTGAAGTACGTGAAGAAGAGCGAGACCTTGATAGTGAACGCTACAAACTCGACAGTGCTTTATCTTCACTGATTTACCAGCTAACCGACGACGATACGCTCACCCCGATACAGGTTAAGGCCGCCGTGACACAGGGATTGAGCGACTACGCAACCGCAATGCTGACTTGGTTAGATGCATTACTCGCATTGAAGGCAACGGAGCCAGCAGAGAGCGACACAGAGGGGTCTAGCGGGGCACAGGAGGCCGAAGTCGAGTACGATGGCGCAATGATGGGTCGTGGCGATAAAGCTCGTAACACGGCGGCAATGGCGGGGATTCATTCCCGTGTTGTCAAGTGCGCGTCTGAAATCCAAACCCACATGAAGACACTTCGAGGAATGATGAACGACACCCCCGCAAAAATGGGGGCAACCACAGAAAATACTATAGATGAGCCGGAGCCGGAGACCACTGCTTTGTCGCAGCCGGAAACCACTACCACTCAGCAAGTAGATAACGTTTCAATGTCGGCAGAGTCTGCCGCATCTATCGCTGCAAATCTACAACGCAGCATAGATATTCTCACAAAGTAAGAGGAGCAATTAAATGGATGAATTAGTACAAAAGGTAGAGGAGCTTGCTGCTACTACCGCAGAGTTCAAGCGCACAAACGATGAGCGGCTTGCTACCATCGAGGCTACGGGCAAAGAGTCTGTCATACAGACTGAAAAACTGGGGGCGATTGAGGCAGAATTGATTCGCCTTGAAGATTCTATCACTAAGCTGAATCGCACATCCGCTGGCACTACCGCCGACGCGAAGGACGCGAAGACAGAAGCCTTTTTCGCTGGTATTCGCATGGGGTTGTCCCCGGATATGCCTTCCGAAATCAAGATGGGGATGACCGTAGCCAACGACACGACTGGTGGCTATCTGGCAAGCCCAGAGTACCTGTCCACAATCATGCGTAACATTAACGAGTACAGCGATGTGCGCGGCCTTGTTACCGTAAAGCCCACTACGAAAAAGGAAATCTCCTGGCCGACACGCACGCAGGGAACCGTGGCCCGGTTCGTCGGCGAGACTGAGCTCCGCACAGAGAGCCAGAACCCCCTGTATGGGCGCGATAAGATTCTCACTCGTGAGATGTATGCGATCATCGACGTGTCCAATGAAGACTTGGAAGATAGCGATTATGACCTCGAAGGTATGATTCGCGACGAGATCACCGAGAGCTTCACCCTGCTGGAAGGCACGAGTGTTGTGTCCGGCACTGGTATAAACGGAGCGCCGTTCGGGTTCATGAATGCGGCTGGTATCGCTGAAGTCGTGTCTGGCGCTGCTACCACGATCCCTTCTGCCGACCCGCTTATTTCTTTGATGTACAACATCAAAGACGTATATCAGCGCAATGGCGTTTGGGCTTTTAATCGCTCTACGTTGTCTGCTATCCGAAAACTGAAAGACGGGAATAACCAGTATCTGTGGGCACCGGGCATTGCTGGCGCAATCCCGAATACCATTCTTGACCGTCCGTATATCATTGTGCCGGATATGCCGAGCATTGGCGCTGGTCTGTACCCGGTCGTGTTCGGCGACCTCAAACGGGGTTACTGGCTAGTGGACCGCACTCAGCTCACCTTCACCCGCGACATCTATACACAGGCAACTTCTGGCTACGTTCGCATCCTTGCCCGCAAGCGCATCGGTGGCAACGTGGTTCGCGCAGAGGCCTTTGCTAAACTGAAAATCGCCGCTTCCTAAGGAGAGTAAATTATGGCTAACGCAGGAACACTAATCGACATGAAGAATGTCGATGGCGTTAATATCCAAACAATACAGGATAGCGCCATTTATAATGTGGGCGGGGTTGACTACACGGGGGCGGCGATTGGTGCGATACTGGCTAATCAATTCCCCGCTGGCGTAACCGCCACCGCAGCGCAAATCAACAAGCTGGCCGCTGTTACCCCCGGTACGGTGGCCGCAAGCAAGGCGCTTGTCGTTGACGCACAGAAAACGCTCAACGAGCTTACCGTAACAGCACTGACCACGGGGGCTACCGTCACTATCGGGACAATCCCACTGGTGGCACTCACTGTGGCCGTAACCGCCAATTCCACTACCACGGCCCTCGCCGCAGGAACCTACGCCATTACCAGTAACGCTACTGGACTTGGCAAACTGTTCTATAGCGACGGTAGCAAGTGGCAGGTGGCCGCCTAGTAATCAATACGGGGTGGGGGTAACTCCTCACCCCTTTCGTTCATAAGGAGAAAATAACATGCGTGATATTTATCACAACACAGGAGATACAATACTGCTGGAGCCGCAGGACTTGGCCCATACTAATACGTTGTCTGCAATAATTGACACCGTTGGTTTCGCAGGCGTTGACCTCAAGGTTATCGTTAGTGCGCTGACCGGCGTTGACGGCAGCAACTATCTGACCATTGTCGCTCAAGAGAGCGCCACTACCGCAACGGGCGCATTCACTACCGTCGCCGCTGGTGACCTACTGGGCGCGTTCACCGTCATTAACAGCACCAGCAAAGATAGCTTGGAGCAGAAAGTCGGATACATCGGCAACAAGCGGTACGTCCGCATTAGCCTGGTGTACACCGGCACGACTATCAGCGCCGGAGTTGTCGGCGTTATCGCCACCGTCGATAGTGCAAGTACGGCCCCGGTAACAGCACCAGCCATCACCGCCACCACGTAAGGCGAACAGGCAATCCCCGCGTGGTTATGCTGCGCGGGGAGATTAAGGGGGTAATATGAAACTTACGCGAATCAGTGATAGCAGCGTAGAACCTGTGTCCTCCGCGCTAGTAAAGGCCCATCTCGTAGACGTTAATTCAAGCGACGACACACTATTAGCCATGTATATCCGGCGGGCAAGAATGGCGCTGGAAGTTTTGTCCCGTTCAGCATTATGCGTGGGAACTGACACTCAAACATGGAAAGCCGTGTTTACATATCAAGAATGGTTGGACGCGCAGGACGTCGATGGCACGATCACGCTCGGTTACGGCCCGATGAGTGCAGTAACAAGCATCATAGAAAGACGCAAATCAGCCACTACCACAACCGTCAGCACTGATGTATATACCACTGACCCTTCCACAAATAGGATTCTTTTGAAAGATGATCAACTGTGGCCTGATATATCTGGTACGCATACAGACTGCCTAGGATTTACAATCACATATACGGCAGTTAATACTGCACTACCGGATTGGGCCGCTGACGGGGTGTGTCGCCTTTGTGGTTATCTTTTTGAGCGTAGGGGTGATAGTGAGCCTGATAATATATTTGCTGTTGCGGGCCAGCTTGTTCCTGACGCTATTTCGTATGATGATTATTGACAAAACCAGGCGCAACATGTTATACTACCAAAAGTAATTACCCCGCACAAAATCTGATTGTACGGGGCGTATGAAATACCGATAGGAGGTATTGCATGAGAACTAGTATACAGCGATTCAAAGATGGCGTCAATTACACGCTAGGCACTATGCCTGCCGGCATGAGATGGGGTAGGGGCACAGTTCAGAACCGTACACCTAGCCCATTTGGCGATCGCAAACCACGATATTCTTTACTGTGCGATTGTGGAAATATTTATATCGCATTTGGGCGTGATATTGTAAGTGGTCACACAAAATCTTGCGGGTGTTATAAGCAGGCAATGATTAAAGTCTGGTCGACAAAGCATGGATATAGCTTACCTACTAGTGAATATTATAGGTTGTATAAGTGCTGGATACACATGATTAGCCGCTGTTACGATATGAATGATTCTGGTTACAACGCTCATGGAGGACGCGGCATCACTGTTTGCAATGAGTGGCGAGATAATCCAGAAGTATTTCAAAGGTGGGCTATAAGTAACGGATATTCTGACACCCTAACTCTCGACCGTTACCCTAACAACGACGGCAATTACGAACCTTCAAACTGCCGGTGGGCGACACGTAAGCAGCAGAATAGAAACACTCGGTCTAATCGCCTTATTATGGCATTTGGCGAGACGAAGTGTATTTCTGCATGGGTAGAAGATTCCCGCTGCGTTGTTTCCTATGCAACTTTATGGTACAGACTAAAGAGTGGAATGGATACCGAAGACGCGATGACAAAACCTTCCCGGCGTAGCAAGTAACTACTTCACGATGTAAAAAAGAACTCTCAAATGAATCGGGGGTTCTTTTTTGTGCCATCTTTCGAGGATGTGACTTATGGCTTATACACCAATATCATCGGCACAATGCCGCTATACAGCTACCATACTCACCCCGACGCTTATTACTAGCCCGGCGACTACCGGACAGGTTACGTGGGGCAACCTCGGCTCAACGCCGACTTGCAGAGTTGCGGTAGCGTGGCCGTCACTCGCGAGCTTAAATCATATAACCAACGCCGATAACGGAAGTGTTGCCACACTCACAACAAGAAAACGGGCAGACGTTATCGTAGGCCACATGATTCAAGTGGTCATGGACGCCGTGACCAGAACCTTTGACATTATGGCGATAGTTCCACACCGCGCCGCTGGCTGGATGGAAATAACCGGCAGGGAAGTTACCCGGCCTTCAATTATGTACACAATGACCGTGCAAAGACAGACCATCGGGAATAGTGCTTTCGGTGACGGCATGGGGGGATTTACTTCCGCATCAGGCACAAGTGGGTACGCTACTACAGGGGTAACGCTAACAGGAATTCTCAACAGTATCGACGCCACAATCAGATACACGCCCGCAGTTAATGGGCAACTAATCTCGCACGAATTTCACATACCTTATCGCAATGACTATAACACTGTTATCACCGCTGCTGACCGGCTGGTCATAGGCACCCGCAGCTTTTATATCGTTGGGATTGATGATATGAATGAGCATCACACCGAGATATGCGTCTATCTTAACGAGTTGAAGCAAGCAGGTCAGTGATATGCGAGTAATTGGCGTTGACAAACTATCTGGCTACTTCGCGAAGAAGCAAGCCGCTATCGAAGAAAAGGTAAAAGAAGCATTGATGCTGCGGGCAAAGGTTATACAGGACAAGGCAAAGTACCTTGCAGCTCCGCCGCCTAAAGTTTGGAGATTCACTCGCTTACCAACCGGGGGCAGGAGTCGTACCGGACAACCAAATACGCCGGTTCCTTCAACTTCCGATAGCATTGCTGATATGATAGAGATTATCCCATTAAATGGCGGGCTTACCATTCGCATTGTCAGCAGGCACTGGGTAAGTCTTTGGTTTGAGTTTGGCACGGGTGATACGGCAAGCACCGGCCCATTTCCGAATCCTCCGCATAATAGGTCATTCAATCGCGGCATGTACGCTTCACCGTTTATGGTTCCTGCGCTAGAAACCTCGCGAATGGGCACAATACGGGCGGTTAAAGCCGCACTAGGGGGTAAGTAATGCCAACAGAAACCGGATTCAGTATTCCGTTTGCTGCAATACAAGCTGGGATTTACACGAAACTCAATGCCGCCGTGACTTATGGCGGAGTCGCCGTTCCCGTGTTGAGCAGTCCGCCAATGGAGTTTACGCCAAGGCGCATCGAAATTGGCGAAGACACCGCAGATGCCTTCTGGGGCAAGGATTTCAAGGGCTGGTACACGACGACGACTATTCATGTCTGGGACAGCGGTGGTAGCCGCGCACCCGTGTTAAGTATCATGGATTCTGTGTCGAAACTACTCACAAAATTCAGTAGCCCAATTTCACTGGGCACGGGATTTTACAACATCGCAACTTTTCCCGGAGCAACGCTTTGTATCCGCGACAGTTTCGACGAAGTCCTCAAGCTACCCGTATATCACGGAGTTTTGAGACTTAAGCTATATATTCAGCAGGCTACGGCCTAGCACTAAAGGAGAAAGAAAATGCCAACACCAACACTTGTTGCCGGCAAAAACCTAAACATTGGGCCGCAGACTGCGGGCGTAGTAACGCCATTAAAGTTTTCGCGCGGCGGTGATATATCTATCACCGGGACTACCTTTGATGGCGCTCACAAGGGCGACCCATCAACCCCGAACTTCGTCGGCTATACCGAATGGAACGCCGCCGTTAGTGGAGTATTAGACGATACAGCCGCAGAGGTGTCGGGCATCAAATGCACACTCACCCGTGCAGGCGGACTCGTTTTCTGCGGCGACGTCTCCATTGACATTAATATGGGGTTCGCCAGTGCGAAGGTTCACGACCTGTATCCCAATACGGTTTTCGCTCCGACGCAGTATACGTGGAGTGCAACAGCAAATACCTTTTGGACTTCTGACGGCACCCCTTCAGAACTGACCGCCGAATTGTTGGCGGCATTGGAAGGCACTGATTTCCCCGCCGATGATGGCATAGAGGTGGTTTTCACCATTGGTTCTGCCATAACACTGACAGGCAACGGGAAAATTCATTCGTCTAAAACTTCTGGCGGGCACACCGACTTCGTGAAGAACGACTTCTCTATCATCGGAGATGGCGTGCTTACTCCGGTTATTACTGGAGCTTCACAGTTAGTGGCCGTTCTGACACCATTACTCGCGGGCACAGTTATTGCTATTGGGGTAAACGTTGGCGGGACAGGGTCTCCACTTACGGGCGGGAATGTCCTGGTTGGCAACAGCTACGGCAAGTCTGTCAAGATCAGTGCTCCAGTCGATGGCATCGCTACCTTCGACATCGCACTTCAGGGAACTGGGGCACTTGGCCCGTATGTCCCAGTAATACCGTAATTGTGTGGTAAGTAACCACACAAGCACTGGTGGGGACAATTCAGTCCCCACCCTACATTTCAGTTTTATAAGGGGGAAATTAGATGGCTAACATAGGCAAAAGAGCAAAGCCAACACTCGCGCCGGTGGCTCCGGTAGAAGTTCCGCAAGCCGACGTATTCACCACGAATGGTGACGTAGAAGTTTACGTTCCCGGGATGGAACGCACGGGGTACTTCCAGTTAAACGCACGCTCAATCAGCAACCTCCAGCGCAAGTTTGGTAAGTCGATCAAGGATTTATACGCTGACATTGCGATGAAGGCAGAGGGCGACATTCTTTCTGCTGTCCTTGTGGAAGGCTTTAACGCCCCGATTGAGCGTGACAAATACAACGCAAGCAAGGGCAGGCCGGGGCCGCTGGCTGACGAAGAGTTATGGACAGAGGACGACGTTCTCTACAACATCAATACCAACAACATTGGCTACTTGAGTGAACAGCTCGTGACCGGATTTGGAAAGGCATTCGGGGTGGATATCCCCCAAATATTGCGCCTGCTCTCCACATTAACGGAGGCGGGCAAGGAGATGGAGACAGCGATGGCGGCGTCTGGAGCAGTACTAGCTGGTATCGACAATATTTAGTTGCGGGTGGCGACCCCGACATTGAAGCCTTCGGGTTCCTAATTCCATGGGAGATATCCGAGTTTGTTGGGGCGTATAGCCTGCGAAAGAATGAGGCGATACTGCTCGAAGATGAGCGATTCGCTAGGAGCCTGTGGTACACGTTAAACTGTGGAACTATGGGCATCAGTGAGAAGAGTAGCTGGCTGAAAGTCGAAGACCTGCGCATGTTCAACCGCGATGGCGACAAGCAGGAAATTGACGAGAAGAAAGTTGCCAAGCCTAAACGCCTGACCCGCAAACAGAAGATAGCGGCAGAGCGTGCGAGACGCAAACAATGGGCATCCTTTGCTGTTTCAATACCTTCATTAGCAGAAACACAATCGCGCCTGTACGAAATATCGCAACTGCCGAACACTGACGTTTCCTGCTATGAGACATGGACAGAGTTGAACAAAGAGCGACTGGCAAAAGCGAAACTTAGTGACGCACAACGACTAAAGGCGTTGATAGACGATAAGACCCGCTTGCACAACAATCCAGTTTGTGGTATACTATGAATAGAAAGTGCCCACCGCAAAGACTAATTGCGGTGGGCGTATGAAATACCTAGAAGGAGGTATCGCATGAGACCTAGTATAGCACGAGTCAAAGACGGAGTCAACTACACGACGGACAACATGCCCGTAGGTATGGTTTGGAATTGGCTCACAGTCAAAGAGCATGAAGTAGAGAGAATCAAGGGACATTTAAGGCATTTCTATATTTGCGTCTGCGAATGTGGAAACATTTGCCGCGTAGAAGGCAATAATTTAATCAGTGGCCATACCAAGTCATGCGGGTGTTATCGGCGCGAGGTAATTACTACGCACGGCGACCGTGTGGTGGGTAGCGAGTATTTTAGACTGCATCAGTGCTGGGCAGCTATGATGAATCGTTGCTACAACAAAAACAGTGACAGTTACCATACTCATGGCGGGCGCGGTATTACAGTTTGTGTGGCATGGAGAGATAGCTCGGTATTCAAGGAATGGTCTCTCGCTAATGGCTATTCGGATAAACTCACCCTTGATAGAGAAAATAACGAAAGTGGCAACTATGAACCATCCAACTGCAGGTGGGCTACAGCGAAGCAACAGGCGAGGAATCGACGGGATAATCACATGATTACTGCTTTCGGAGAAACCAAGTGTATCGCTGAATGGGCTGAAGACGTCCGCTGCGTTGTTGCTGCTGGCACTTTGCGTATGAGACTAAAGCGCGGCATGGAACCCGAAGAAGCGATGACTAAATATAGCAGGCAGAGCAAATAGCGATTTCACATCTAAAATATTAGAACCTCTCATATAATGGGGGGTTCTTTTTTATGCGGCGCGTTTGCCTCAAAATACCCAAAGGGGGAATTTATGGCTGAAGATGGTATGGACGTAGGAGGCGGAGGAATTTACGTTGAAATCGGTGCGACCCTCATAAAATTGCAAGAAGACCTCAAAGTTGCCAAAGGAATGGTTGAGAAGTTTGCTGCTGACGTATCTACAGACGTAGTAACAATTCGCACTAATCCGGCTATGCTAGAGCAGTTGGAGGCAAAAATTGCCGCGCTCGAAGCGCAGGTAAAGACGCTCTCGGCACAGGTAGTTACCCCGCAAGTCAACATGGCGGAGTTGACCGCACTTCGCGCCGAGTTTACCGCACTGCAAGCGCAGATGGCCGCGTTGTCGGCAAAACCCGTTGTTATTGACGTGGTAACAAAGACCACTTCCGTTGGGGCAGGGGCGGCAGTAGTCAGTGGCAAGCCAATGCCACAACCTAGCGCAAAACTTCGCGAGTTGAATGAATGGAACTCTAGAGCTATCGCCAATGGTGGCGAAGCAATTTATACAAAAGACAATAGTGCTGTCTATGCAAAAGAGCAAGCAAAGTATGAAGCCGCACTAGCCAAAAGAGCTGCTGCTGACGAAAGAGCTGCTGCAAAAATAGTAGCGGCACAAGCAAAAGCTGACGCAGCCCTTGATTCTCAATATGCAAAGTGGACAGCAAAACAAGAAAAATGGGTAGCTCAAAAAGAAGCGGGAGAACAAAAAGTCGCTATTGCATCACAGACCGCTCGTGAAGAAGAAGCCGCTGGGCTTGCTAAAGTTGAGCAGATGAACGCGCAACTTGAAGCTTCTGATACCGCTCGCATGGAAAAGAGCGTTGCCAATGTCCGTAAACTCGAAGCGGTGCAGGCAGACGCTTTAGCAAAGCAATTAGCGGCACAGGCCAAACTTGACGCAGCAACAGTTGTCGCTAACGCAAAACTCGCTGCCCGTGTAGAAGCGTTCAATATCCAAAAGGTAGGCGTCAATGGTGCGCCAATATTTTCAGCAGCAGATGCACCCGCGCTCAATGCGGAAATGGCAAACCTAAAAGAGCAGCAGGCTTTACTTTCTGCACAACGCGGTGAGTTAGTAGCGCAGTCAGCGGCATGGAAGGAAATTGACGCCGAAGTAATGGCCGTTGGTGAGCGAATCAAGGCACTTTCGCCCGCGCAAGCATTTGTTAATGGCCTCGTCAAAGAGCAGTTAGCATTAGAAAAGGCAGTAGCCACCGCAGCTACAGCAAAGACCAAAGAAGGCACTGCCCTCGCTGCTCAAAACATCAGAAATGAAGCGCAAACTTACGCGCAAAACATAACAGGACTGCAGGGCGTTACCCCCGGCGGAGTATTCGCTAACACCTTTACAATTCAGAAGAGCATGGTTCTTATGTCTGCGGAGTTGCAGAAGCTCACCATCGACTTGAATAATATGGGTCCGAGTAATGCCGCTTACGAGATGACCAAGGCGAAAATCGACGCAATTGCTGGCCGTCTTCGGGCACTCCGGCAGGCCGCTGGTGAGATGAAAGCCGCGATGCAGCAGCTCGGAAGCACGTTGCAGGGCATTGGCATGGGCCTTGTAATGGCCGGTGCTGTAGGCGCAGCAACTATATTCGGCATTGGCAAAATTCAGAGTCACATCGACCAGACAAGGATTTCTCTCGCATCGTTATTCGGCAGTATGGATGCTGGTCTCGCGTTTATGAAGAAACTACGTGACTTCAGCGAGAATACTCCGTTCAAGTTTGATATTCTATTGAATGGCGCAAAGGAACTGAAGGCGTTTGGATATTCGGCAGAAGAACTAATCCCGACGATGCAGATAATCGCCGACAAGGTAGCACAGATTGGCGCTGACCCCGAAATGATGCAGCGAGTTATCACCATTTTCGGTAAGATTCGCAATGAAGGCAAAATAATGGGGCGCGAGTTGCTACAACTCGAAAAAGCCAATATCCCCGTTATCAAGTACCTGACTGAATATACCGGCGAATCATGGGAATCGTTATCAAAGCGGATGCGAAACCCGGATATGACAATATCAGCGGACGTGGCCTTGCCCGCGTTTACGCAGGGGATGAAGAAGGACTCCAGTGGTGTAGCAAAAGCACAGGAAATGGAATCTCTGTCAGGCAAGCTTTCTAACGCGGCAACTAACTTCCAGATGGCGATCACTAAACTCGGCGACGCTATGAAGGGTAATCTGATGAAGATTATCGACTGGGGCGTTAGCGTGCTTCATGCAATCGAAAACCTGTCTCCGGCAACGCAGAAGGCGATTGGAGATTTCCTGTTGTTCGGTTCGGCGGGCGCTGTTGTGACCGGCGTACTTGCATTGCTCGCGTCTGGAATTATAAGCATTGATGCTAAATGGGGGCAGTTCGCAGGGGTACTGGCAAAGATTCCGAATATTGCGGTAGTAGGCCCGATAGTGGCACTCATAGCCGCATTCGTGGGCTTGAGCCTTGCTACCGAGGATGGCCGCAAAAACCTGCAAGCTATCGGGGCTAACCTGATGGCCGTCGGCAAAAACTTCATGGACTTCGCGAAGCAAGTCTGGAGTGCCGTAGCGGGTGCCGGGGGAATCTTACAGCCGGTCATTCAGATGATTGGTGGGTTCCTTAAGTCTATCACCGGATTACTCGCTGCAAACGGAATTGGGGCAACAATACTGGCGTTTGCTTTATCGTTCAAGGCTTTGTCAGCAGTGTTACCTGTGGTAGTTACCGGCGTGGCCACACTGAGCCGGTCATTATCCGCACTTGGTTTTGGGTTTGCCTTAATCAAGGCCGAAGCAGTTGCGGCAGCAGCAGGAGCAACAGGGTTTGCGGCAGCAACAAATATAGCTTCCGTATCAGTCGCAGGACTGTCTACAGCAATCAAAGCCGCCTTTGCTACAAATCCGTTGGGGTGGATTATTTTAGGATTATCCGCTGTTGTCGCTGGTACTATGGCATGGAATAATGCTAATGAGTACGCGGCAAATGCTGGTGTTCGCAAGGCTACAGAGGCCGTACAGTCGCAGGAAGCGGCACTTGTAGCACTAAAGGGCAAACAGGCCGATGAAGTTACCCAGATAACAAAGAACATCGACACCTACGAGAAGCTGAAAAAAGCACAAGTTGGCACAGGCACAGTATCGGGGGAATTAAAAACGGTACAAGATGCCCTTGCGGCAAGTTTCAAGTACATGGCCGAACAGGTCGGGGATTCATCGACTACATGGGACGAGAATGTTGACTCTGTTAAAAAGATGACAACGCAGTATCTGGAGATGAATAAGGCTATTGAAGAGTCGAATATTAAGATACTGGAGCAAAAGGCAGCAGTAGCTGAAGCGTCATTAGACAAAACGTTGAATGCTTATCTAAAACCTGGTGAAATCGCAGGTGCAAGAAAAACCCTAGATTCGGGTGGAACAATCCAACCTACTTCTTCCGATCAAGCATGGCGAGTGAGACTATACAATTCGGGACGCGGAAGATGGGATAAGACAAATCAAACAAGTCCAGACATGACTGAGGAAATGAATGCCGCCAGTGTGGCTCGTAACCAGGCACAGCTAGACCTGACTAAAGCGAAGAACACTTCAGCATTGAAAGAGACCACTCCCGATAAAGTCGGTTTTGGCGATGTCAAAAAAGCGGATGCCGACGCGAAGGCACTTGAGAAAATCAATGATGAATATGCGCGAAGCGTAGCGGATACGGCGCAGACTGTCTCACAACTCCAGTATGAAGCATCAAAGGAAACCGACGACATCAAGCGTGCAGAGTTGCAGATGAAGGTGTCAGAGAATCAATTCGAGGCAACTCTAAATGAAAAATACGTCACTGAGCAACGGTCACAATATGCTACCCTTCTGAGCATGAAAGAGGAAGACCGCGATGCTCAGCGCGACATCATGGACAAGGTGCTTGGTGACCTAAACTCCAACAACAAGCGGAAACTTGACGCCCAGAAGTGGGCTGACGCGCAAGCAATCAAGGCCATGGAGAACTACCGGAAGGCGCAGGCAGAGGATGCCGCATTAGCAGATACTCGCGCTGCAAATGCCCGTAATAAAGCGAATGCAGATAGTGACCGAATCCTTGCGCAGAAAAAACAAGCTGCCAAAATCCAGTCTGAGACCAATGGCACTTCTAGTGGTATGGTACAGGCAGTCATAGGTAGTGCTGAACAAGACGCACTAGAGGCAATAAAAAAGAGAGAAGATGAAGAGGTGCTTGCCGCGTTTAGAATTGCTGCTAAACAATTGGACATAGACAAAGCATCACAAGCAGTGAAGGACAAACTCTTTTGGGAAGCTGACGCGAAATTGCAAGGCAATGCAGACCGAAAGAATGCCGGTATTCAGCAAATCCATTTTGCAATCGATGACGCCACTCGTGCCGACGCAACGTTGCGAAGACTGGCTGAAATCGCATATGGATATACTAAAGCAGACCGTGCCGCCGCCGCATATAACCGTAGCGTAAGCGATATGGGGGAGATTCAATCAAAGGCAAGTTCAGTCATCGCTGATGCTATCGGGGGTATTTATGCCGCACAGATGGCAATGCAGGATAAATTGGCAGCAAACGGAATTGCCAAAGCACAGGAAATAGAGGCAATACGAGTTAAGACAGAGCGAGATATTGCCGCGTTAGGTGTTGGCCCTGACGTATTGATAAATACTAACAAGCTCAATGAAGAGGCTAATGCTGCATACGATGAAATTCAGGCGCGGTTCAGCAAGGAAGCTATCCTCGTTAAACTCGACTTCCAGAAGTCGGCAATAGAGGATGCAAAGAAGGCACTACTCGATAGCGTGTCTGGCCTCGACTTCAAGGATGCGCGTTGGCAAAAGGGGTTCAAGGCTGGCTTGGATGCCGGTATGATAAAGGCGTTCGGATTGATGGGCGGAGACCCCAAACTGGTTGCCGAGGGGTCAAAGAACGGCGATTGGGGCGCGTTAATTAAAGGATTTACCGGGGCGCAAAACATGGCCGGGATGATAAACGGTACGGGGGCCAAAGGTGGGGCTACAGCATTTGCAGGAGCAAATACTACGGCACTAGGGGCAAACACTACAGCCTTAAATCATGTAGCAACAGCACTAGGCTATCTTTTTACTACTCAGAATATGATTATTAAAGGCGAGCGACATATACAGGGGCCAGACGACGTATGGAAAGTAACCCCATTGCCACCGCAGCAGATAGGTATAAAACCTTATACTTCCCATCGAGGAATCCCAGAGGCGGAAATACCTGCAAAACCAGCATCAGGCATTGCATCAATGGCGGAATGGTTCTTAAAGAAAATAGCGGACTCAAATGCTGAACAGGCACTAGCGAAAAGGTTGCGTAACCCAATCCCCCCTGCATTTATGGGATTGCCGAACCTTTCTCCTCCACGTAGTCTGTTGTCGCAACTCATGCCGTCACTAAACGGTGGGTTCAACGGGCCGCAACTCGCTATGGCAGGAGCAGGCGTGGGCGGTGGGCAAACCGTCATTGTTATTAATGACTCGACACTTGCCGATGTTCGCATACGCGGGCAGGCAATCAAAGTACTGCAGGAAGATAGGCGTGCAGCGGCGTCGGGGTTCATAGGCCCAAGCAATAACGACGGGCGCAGAATCGGCGGCGCGAAGTAACTAAAACGTATGTACTTAGTAACAAGTACCTACACTTTGTAAACAGCATGTTGCCGAAACGGATTTCAGGAACACCTTCAGGGGGAACAATAATGTCGCTAGACCCAAAGTTTATGAGCAGTTTCGGTTCCCAGTTTGGCGAAGCTGTTGTCGCCTACTGCGATCCAGCTGACCATAAAATGTATATCAAGTTCGATGCAGAGACGGCTATCCCCGTGAACACAGGTACAATTGCGTCACCTGTATACCTCACATTCACGGGTACATCACCGGACAGGGATGTTACCATTTTCGAGGATGTTATTGACCAATTTTACCTCGTATATCAGGATAACGCACTAGCAACAATAACGTTAAGGTCCAAGGACAGGGGCGCGACATGGGTTATATGGACTACACAGGCATCAGGGGCTACGGTGGTTACAGGGACTCCAGATGTTGCAGGGGTTAATACAGCCACTATTGTTGTTGTTAACACCCCCCCTGTTACAGGTATCCAGTACGCCACGGAATGACCTAACCAGCTTGTTCGCCGACGGTGTGTTCCCCCTTCGCACCGTCGGTGGGCAATATCATTATTATACCAAAGGGGGGCTATTCCTTCATCATTCGGGCGGTATTAGCCCGTTATCGGCATAATATCGGTAATATCGTAAGATTTATCGGCAATGCCATAACATTGTCGTAAGATTACACATCTTCATACTTGACAGAATCCTCCGCTAGTGCTACTCTTTTATCAGAAAGGGAGGATTGAACATGAACAACATCACATGGGGCGCACGTGCCCTCACAATGGCCATTACGTGCATCGTAGCACTATGGGGGACTACCACTATGGCACTCGGAGCACCGACAGCAACAAATAACCTGTATGAGGTAGCCCCTGTCTCTGAACTGTTGCCGGGACCTACCGATGGTATTACTAGGGCGGGAGCGACATTCTCATACAGCCGAGATGGGGAAGGTTTTATATTTCCAGTCGCTACAGCAGACGACGACATTGCCGGACTTATGGGCAACGACCTATTAAAATCGGTACAGCTGGAAGCGTATTCTGACAAGGATATTCAAACCGACGCCGCACTGTCTGACTTTACGGAGTCAACCGACGGTACTGCATACTCACTTGTCACCCCGATAAGTCAATCGGGTAATGTCAACCATAAGTGGTTGCGCAACAAAGATGCGTCTTTCGGGTATGGGGATAAGACATTAACGGGCGATGCGACACATAGGACATATGGCGTGGCCGGGGCCGGGAATACATTTCAATCAAATTCCTGCTTGCGTATCGGCTTGCAGTTCGCCACACCACCGCTTGGAACTGTTGATGCAGGCCCACCAGTTATTACGGGTATGCAGGCACCCACTGTCTCTTTCACTATGGCAGCTATACCTGCTGATGGGTTTGACATTTATCCGTCACCGCAGGTCAATGTTAGTTGGAACAGCGATGGACTTACGCTTTCTTATTCAAAATTTACTTTTGAAGGATTTGAGACACTATATACGAAACACAACAAGTGGGAAGCTGACGACTGGAGCAAAACTGTCGGCCCGGCCACCTACTACTGCGATTGGCGGATAACTGACCGCGTAATTTACTTCTATCATGGCGCAACTGGCAAAGTGTATACTTTGAGCGTGTATGACAAAACAAATGCCGGGGCATCTCCTGCTGATAGGTTTCAAGTAAAGACTTACACTGTCAATGCGTCATTTACAAATGCCGGTGCCTTTGCATTCAACGTTTCGCAGCAACTATTCCATACTGAAGGCACATTCAAAACCGACTGGATGACACTGTCTCGTGAGACTACCACTGCAGAAACACCCGTATTGACGGCATGGCCTACAGGTTCGACAGACTATCTCAACCTGCAGATAGAGGGCGACCAGCCGTTTGTGCGGGACGGCAATCGGGAACGTTATAACATTCGGATGACAGCTACTTACCCAGATAGTGGGCACTTACCCGACGGCACAACACAGGCGGCGTGGAACCCGTGCCCATTAGAAGTATTCCATGTTGACTATCCGAGCGACTGGCCTGCACTTGAGGGTTACGATGGCACATCTTTCGGTACGGCCATAGCCAAGTGCGAGGAGACAGGCAACGAAGACCCACTGAGCCGTTCAATGTCGTTCGACTTGCAATTGAGTGACCCCACTATTGAAGCGGCGCAACCGGCATATGACGGCCTACCGTGGTATCGGCAAGTTGTAGCTATTAACTTCATGCAAGTAGGGACACCTAGCGTACTACGACTTACTGCTTTCACTAATAGCATAGATGAGCCGGTGTTCACCGCTAACGGCAATGAGCACACAGTGAGAATCAACGCCGTGTCACAGGCAATGCTTTGGTCGAAGCAATCCATGATGGGTTGCAAGCCTTTATGGGGGATGACGATTCAGACGGCGGTAGAGACGATACTCGATTACCTTGGGATACACCCCGACAGGGTAGACACTTCCGGCGTAACTGCAAGTATCACCATAGAGGATCCACTTTTCAGCTACGATGAATCAAAGTACGGTACGCAGATGGGGAATATGGATGGCCTGCGTCTTATCAAGGATTTAGTCTATGACTACGGATGCGTACTGCAAGACCGTGGCAACCCTACCGTAAACATGAGCGGGTTTTACCTTGTCCCCAAACCTGTAGCAAAAACTGGTGGCGCAATTTTAGCACTTCCGTTAATCACAGACGACACACCGGCCACGGGTGATGAGACCTTCAGCACGCTGAGTTTCAGAAGGAATTGCACAGAAGCCTATACGGGGATTATAGTGTCAGCTACCGATTCGGCAGGGAAAACCATTACTGCATCTGCCAACGTGACAAGCCCGCAATTACCGTTCCCACAGGTGTTGCATATCGACTTATCCCAAGCCACTTCGGAGCAGCAGAAGGCACTTGGCCTATGGAACCGGGGAAGAGTCGTTACGCAGGTGCAACTCAACGAAATCGCAAAGCACGAGCTTAGGTGGGTTTCGCAAGGTCGCAATGAGTTGATTGTTAAGAACACCGCCTATGGGCTAAATACGCTCTATAGCGGCGACCTAGTGCGCGTTACAAGCGCGAAACTTGGTTACACAAACGAACAATTCCAGGTCGTGAATATCAATATCACGCATGACAGCAAGGAGCTAGGGTTTAAGTATCCCGAAACCACTCTGACACTTCGAGCGCCGGACCCCACCGTCGAATAACCCTACCCGCAACTACATAAACCACGCATGGCCACTCCTTTGGGGGTGGCCTTTTCTATGGGGGAACTTCAATGCCAACGCAGATTCCAGACACTCAAAGACCTTCAACGATGGATAAGAACGGCTATGGGGCAATCCTTAATCGCATTATTGACGCCTTTAATGGCCCCTTCGCCAACCTCGCGAATGACCCTGCAACCACGACAGATTTGACATGGGGGTATCAGGCGGGCGATGTAGGAGGGGTAACAGTTCCCGCTGGCACCATCGGTTTAACGGATAACTCCGTCAATTATGTTTATGTGGATACAACGTCGGGCGTAGTTTCGGCGAACACAGTGGGCTTCCCCCCCGGCGCACATACATCGCCATTAGCAACAGTGACAACAGCAGGCGGTGTAATAACCACTTTTACCGATATGCGTTCGTGGTTAGGCGGGACGCCGGTAACAAAACTGGCAGAATTGTCCGATGTGGCGATAACCAGCCCCGTTGCGGACGACATGCTGTTGTGGGATGATGATTTAGAGCAGTGGGTAAATGCGCCATATGTGGACGGGTTCTATAACTCCAATGTTGACGCGACGCGGCCACCTACTGTCAGGGATGATGCATCTGGTATTGTTACAGCGGCAGGTTGGACTCCGTTGTCGCCCACTGGTATTGGTATATCGTATGGGCTTTGTTGTTCTTCTAACGGCACGGTGATTTATGCTGGAAAATATACCTCAGGACAGATTCAGAAAAGCGTCGACGGCGGCGCGAACTGGTCAGACCTGACGGTAGGGTCGTCATTCGCTACAGCGTTTACTATCCACTGCTCGGACTCCGGTGCGGTGGTAGTTGTCGTCGATACCAGTAATGGAATATATGTTTCAACAGATTCCGGCGCTACATGGATACAACGTCAGACAGGGACACAATGGCAGGACGCAGGGGTATCGGGCGACGGGACAAAAATGATTGCCTATCGCGACGGTACAACAGGGTCAGAGGATGGTAAAGGGTGTTATCTCTCAACCGATTCTGGCGCATCATGGAATCTCTCATTTGGATATGCCAGGGGGTGGGCGTGTGCTATCTCAGATGATGGCCAGATATTATTCGCAGTTATGCATGTTGACGCTACCAGTGTCACGTCACTGTTGAAATCATCAAATGGCGGGACTTCATGGACAGTTATTTCGACAGGTGTAGTACTGGGGCCAAACGTGGCATGTTCGGCGAATGGACAGTATATTCAATGGGGCAACAAATATTCGGACAATTCCGGTGTGTCGTTCATAAACATTTTAACAGGAACGAGTTTCCCGCGTGCTAGTGTCAGTGATGATGGGAAAAATATTGTATATACCTATTCATATACTGGCGGTACGTTATATTCTATAAATCTTATCGCAGATGGTTTGACAACATACCCATATCGATTTGACGGTTATGCAACAGCCGTGGTGGTCTCCGGTGATGGCACGGTATTCTATAGTTTAGCAGGAGCAACTGCCAGTACAGATTTTACCGTTAGAAAATATCACCCTGCTCAGAATGGAATCTTTGAAGAGGGAAAATCGGAATGGGTGATGCCGAAATCACTCACGAATCTGATTGAGAGGATATGGCTTTGCATAGACGACACGCCGGGGGCGGCAGTGTGGGTGGAGTATTATCCGCAGGAAGCATTGGCAATCGGTATCCCCGAAACAATTCACGCGGCCACCACGAAGATGCCTCCGATTGGACCGGATGAGTTCTGTTTTTGGGATTCGATCACCGGGTTGCTGCGGAAATGCACGTTCACTAACCTTGCAGCGGCGATTCAGACAGTATTTAACACCGTGTTTGCGAAAGTGGACCTGTCGAACCTCGGCACTACCGCTGTCAATGCGGATGTCCTGCCCGACGCGAATGACACGCGGTCGCTGGGCACGCTGCTGAAGGCGTGGCTGAATGTGTACGCGAATAAAACGTACACCAATGTGATCGCTCCTCACGCTGACGGGACGCAGGCTATCCTGCTAACGAAAGCCGACGGCACTACCGTTATTGTCACTTTCGACAGTACAAACGGCAGGCTAGGGATCGGTGGGCAGCCATTAGAAAAACTGCATGTTATTGACGGAAAAATACAGGTCAGCGGAACTGGGGCAGGGTTCAAAATCGGCGAAGCGATTCTGCAAAATGGTGCGAATGTCTACCAGTTAAATACATCTGCTCACTTTTCCACAACGGGTTTATTTGCGGTAGGAACCACCCCGGTAGCTAATCGCTGTATTAACGTACTGGACAAAAACGACATAGATGTTTCTGCATACCTAGCAGGTCTATTAACTAAAACTGGTGATTATATAACGTGTATAGTGCCAGGATATTACGTAACCGCAAGGATAACGGCACTTGGTGGGGCGTATTTTAAGGATAAAGTGGGTGTCGGGATAACTTCTCCTACCGCCCGCGTGGACCCAGCAGCAGGTTCCGCAGGTGCTGGTACTGCGCCATATTGTCTACGCTCTGGAGTGTTGAGTACAGTGCCGGTGGCGGGGGAGTTGAGTGCAGATAGTGGGTTTGTGTACTGGGTCAATGCGGCTGCGGCGCGACTAAAATTCCTGTTCGCAAACGCGGCGATAACGCCGGGCACCAAAACAAAGATAACCTACGATGCAAACGGCTTGGTAACGGCGGGGGCAAACGCTACGACCGTTGATATTGCGGATAGCACGGGCAAACGGTACACCCCTGATGTGACGGCTCCGGCGGCGGGCAATTTGGCCGTACTGGC